ATGAATCATCATCCTGTAAAATCATCCCGTATTGCATCCGTCGGCTATGACGAATCCTCTCACACGCTGGAAATTCGCTTTCACCAATTGGCTACCCTGCAATATCAGCCTGTCCCTGCCCGTATTTTTCGTGATTTCCTGAGCGTGGTCTCGAAAGGTCGATTTTACGACGGCGTAATAAAAGGCAAGTTTCCTGAAATCAAAATAAAGTGATGCCAAAATGTGATCTTTGTCATTGTACATAAAGTGCCATTACGCGGTAAGCTTTAGGTGGATACTTAAACAGGAGGTTTTATGAACAGAACGATTCTTGTACCCATCGATATTTCAGACTCAGAATTAACTCAACGCGTTATTGCCCATGTTGAAGCAGAGGCCAAAATTGACGATGCGCAGGTCCATTTTCTGACCGTAATTCCGTCACTGCCCTATTACGCTTCTCTGGGACTGGCCTACTCGGCAGAGTTACCGGCCATGGACGATCTGAAAGCCGAAGCAAAATCTCAACTGGAAGAGATTATCAAGAAGTTCAATATCCCAACGGACAGAGTGCACATTCATGTCGCAGAAGGTGCGCCGAAAGATAAGATTCTGGAGATCGCCAAAAAATTACCGGCTGATATGGTCATTATTGCCTCACACCGACCTGACATCACCACCTACCTGCTGGGCTCTAACGCCGCAGCAGTAGTGCGTCATGCGGAGTGTTCGGTACTGGTAGTCCGCTAAGCTTTCAGGCCCGCACATCGCTGCGGGCTTTTTGTTTCTACCACTTATACCCCACGATTCCTGTCCTAAATGTGCTGACATTTTTCCCGCTTATCCGTACCATACACGCCACAGTTTTTATATCAGACTTCTTTTGCCGGACTATCCGGCGTGATGCATACTCTTCTGATGCCACACTATGAATTGAGCCTCTATTAAATGTCGCAAAATCAAGATATTAGCAAGAAAGAACAATACAACCTGAACAAGTAGCGCCAATTCAAATAACACATTGAAAATGGTAATATTTTCATTTTATTGAATAAGTTAGCTTCTTCACTTATCTACCTTAAACCCCAATAAAGTACATTTTATCTGTCCCATTTCATGCCCCAAATGGCGTTTTGCCCCAAGGTTTGCCCCACTCGTCCCCTGATTCCGAAAGCCTGGTTCTGCGAGGCACTTTCCAGATTATTGATGGTTACATTTACAGAGTATGTAAGTGGCACATCATCCATCACGAAATGATTGTCAGTTTACCGGTACGTACCACTTTTTCTCCCTATCCTATACTTTCAGTCTGACACTTATCTGGGGGTTTCTATGTGTGGACGCTTTTCACAGTCAATGACGCGTGAAGACTATCTCGCCCTTCTTGCTGAAGAAGTCGAACGAGACATTCCATATGACCCTGAACCGATCGGACGTTTCAACGTCGCGCCAGGCACCAAAGTTCTGCTTCTGAGCGAACGTGACGAGAAACTGCATCTTGATCCAGTTATCTGGGGATACGCCCCCGGATGGTGGGATAAACCACCGCTAATTAACGCACGCTCTGAAACTGCTGCTACCAGCAGAATGTTTAAACCACTCTGGCAGCATGGTCGTGCAATTTGCTTTGCTGATGGCTGGTATGAATGGAAAAAGGAAGGTGACAAAAAGCAGCCCTACTTCATTCATCGAACCGATGGCCAGCCGATATTCATGGCCGCAATCGGCAGCACACCATTTGAACGTGGAGATGAAGCAGAAGGATTCCTGATAGTGACGGCTGCTGCAGACAAAGGACTGGTAGATATTCACGACAGGCGGCCACTGGTACTGTCACCAGATGCTGCTCGCAAATGGATGAGGCAGGACGTTGGAGGGAAAGAAGCTGCGGAAATAGCGGCCGATGGTTCCGTATCGGCTGAGAAATTTATATGGCACGCCGTAACACGTGCCGTAGGGAATGTGAAAAATCAGGGCTCCGAATTAATACAGCCAATGTGATTACATCACCGGGCAATCATCAAACTCCGCGTTCCTGGCATCATTAATGATGTACGTGATCACTCCGAATATAGCGGGTGCAGAACTGTAACCGCCATCATCTACTGGCAGCGCCTCCCTTCTCCCGTTTCCCAGATTTATCAGGTGGGGCTGAGGGTGAGTTCGGTATCGCTTGATCCTGAATTCCCCGTCTATTGCACATATCAGTAGTGAACCATCGCAGGCTGAAAGCGACGCGTCCACAACAAGTAGCGCCCCTGGATTATCCCTTCCCTGAAATGTGAACGCGATGCCCGCATGAAATAAGTCGCTGCTGGCTGTCTGATTAGCTGCTGATCGAGGGAGATTCGTGTTTCAACATAATCTGCCGCAGGTGAAGGAAAGCCCATGTTTACGCCCTCTCTTGAATACCGGATAAAAACACAGTATAAATACTGTGTATCCATACAGTAAAGGAGCAATAAGCAATGTTCGTGGAACTCGTTTATGACAAAAGGAATTTTGATGGTCTGCCCGGTACAAAAGATATCATTCTGGGCGAATTGAGTAAGAGGGTTCACCGGATTTTCCCTGATGCTGATGTTCGGGTTAAACCGATGATGACACTGCCGGCGATCAACACTGACGCCAGCAAGTATGAGAAGGAACAGATAAGTCGGGCAGTTCAGGAAATGTTTGAAGAGGCTGATATGTGGCTGGTTTCAGATTAAACGCCTTGAACCATCATATTGCTTGAGTAGTATTAGCTCAGACCTGAGCTGGCAGTCATATGGCACAGAGCCAAACCTAACCTGACAGTCCACTCTGTGCCAGGAGCGGACGTTGCCATACGCGCAAATTAGGAATGGTGCTTTATAACTTCATCCGCACCACTACCTATTTGCATTACACTTAATAAACAAGAACAACCAATCCGCTAATTTTGAAGGGATAGTGCATGTCTGCCATGGATTTATCCAAAATGGGCACTGCCAGAGTGGCTCTGAATACCAGTGATTGTGATCATATAGTTATAGAGAAGTGGCCTGTCAGCGAAGTTGAATGGGCCTTTTATAAATACGTGGCAACAGAGCTTAATCAGGCAGAGGTTGCAACTCCTAAGCTCTTGTCTGCTGATGCAGCCTTACGCCAATTAAGTATGGAGTATATTCCTTATTCGGTTGAACAAGCCAATGTGGCAAATGATTATGCCATAGCTATGCTGGGCCGCCTGCATCGTTATCCTGCGCATTCTGAATGGCTTTATCACACTCATACATGGACAGAAAAAGCGTTAGAAAACTCTCTCGTGCTTTTGGCGTTACCAGAAAAAAGTGCACAGCAGCTACGACGATTTCAGCAATGTAGTAATGAGTTATTTGGCTACCAAAGCCTGGTTTCAGGCGACAGCAACGCAGGCAACTGGGGAATGAGAGAAAACGGTGATTTAGTTCTTTTTGACTGGGAAAGATTTGGCAAAGGGAGTCCTGCTATCGACCTAGCTCCCCTTATAAAGGGAATGGGGAAAAAACAAATGTTTATGGCCCTTTCAGAACGCTATTGCAAGCTATCCTCCCACAAAAATATCATAGATCTGGCCAGAGAAATTGCTATAGCCAAAGCCTGGATTGTCACTGAAGTGATTACCCTACTTCAAAAGCGGAAAAAGACTGCATTTCCCATTTATCTAAACTGGTATAGAGAGCATCTTCCAGACTGGTTAACTGGCCACCAGCTCGTCGGCCTGCTCGGTTGTGCATTCGTGATGGTGGAACCAGGAATATTTCATCGCCATCACCCCGCAAAACTCATTAGCTGCGCTGCGGCGTTTTCCGCTTCACGCTGAGTCTTGAATGCCCGGGACAATACCCAGCGCCACAGAACATCGAGCGCGGCTTTGTACAACTGCTGGAATTCGGCTTCGTCCATGTTGGCGAAAGCAATGCTGCGGGGATGTTTGCGAAGGGTGCCGTCAGGCAGTTGTATCGCGTCGTAGTGGCCGGATTCGACGCAGCATCAAGCAGCGCCCCTTCGTTCCCACCAAATGCTGCGAGGAATTTAGCGTACCCGGTCACCAATTTTCGTTCGTTGGAAGAGATCGCTCCGCCAGTAGGTTCCCAATATTCAAACCCGAGATTCAGGAGCGCAAAGAAACGGCGATGGAAAGCGGGATTCCTCACCTGACGAAATTCGGCTACCAGTACGGTACCGAGTTTGATTTTTGATTGCAGAATATCGCTGGTCTCCGGCGTAGCGGGGATCAGGATTCCTGAAGACTGCTTGATTAGTTGTAGTTCGTGCGCCATGGTTTCTCTCCGTGGCGCAGTAGGTTACGGTTGTTCAGACCGTTGATTTCATATTATCAGAAGGTGGAGTTACCCGGTAGCCGAGACGGCGGATAAATTGCACAAAACCATTGGGAGTAAAGACTTCTTCATCATCGAGCAAAGGTCGCATTGATACCATTCCATTAACGCGATAAATCAGATGCCTGCCAGATGAAGGAAAGCTAAACATAACACAACCATCAGAACGTCTGACAAGGTCGTACCAATGATCATCTGATGCCTGCAATGCTGAATTACTCACTTTTTATTCTCCCTTCAATCGACACAGACGCGGTTAAAAGTTGTCGGCAACAGCATCAAAGGGATACACATTTTCGGTATTCTGTTATCTGCGCGCCGGCTAACCCAAGTTCAGTAAAACCAGTCGTCGGCGCTTTCCCATGTTTCCTGGAGGATTTCCTCTACCTTCGTTTTATCGCCCTTATCGCCACCGAACACAGTCAGGCTATCACCGCCAGCCCTGCGGATAACCAGAGAACAATTTTCATATCGATTCTGAAGTCGTTTAAGCAACTCTTTCTCAAGTGCGGGTATGGCGCCGCGCGGCAGGTCTTTTGATTTGTTGATGGTAAGTTCTATCTTCATAATTCCCTCCACATCAATATACTGTACATTCATACAGTATATCTATTGAACCTCATATTCAAGTGGTTAATAGCACTTTTCGCCAAAGCCATGCCGTTGTATACACTGAGTTTTTCCGAGTATTGGAATTTACTAAATCAGTTATGCAAAAGGATTGAAGGGAAAGAAATCCCCTCCGTAGTGGGGTGAGTCAGGCGGCAATTTGTTTCGACTGGCACAATTCTGGCAGATTAGCCCTCGCCAGCACTTCAGCAAACAGTAGATGATAGAGCCACCAATTCCTGAGAGACCTGTATTATCGATGTGGGGGTTTCCCATATCGCTTGTATAGTAGCTTATTCAAAACGTATCGTCTTAAGCATAGAACCGGAGCATTGAAAATCAGTTATAATAGCGAACGATAAAGAAACTCAAAGGCATCTACGATTGCCTCGCTGGCTATAATTATGTATTTGAACACGAAGTAGGATGTAAAAGCTCCTAAGATAAGATATGCAATGGTTACTGCTATTCTGTATTTTTTCTCACCACGCTTTACCCTTTCCCATTCGGATTTCAAAATACTGGAGCTATACCTGAAATACTGCTTTACTACCTCGGTGCAATCAACTGTAGGATCAGCGCCAACCATGTGTTCACTAATGATGCTAAGGAGTTTTTTTTCTTCGTTAGTTGGAGTATCACTTGATAATCGAAGCCTAATTTTTGCTGACAAAAAATTGATTTTATTGCGCACACTGATAATTTCATCAGAGTTGCAGTTTCGCAAACGTAAGAAATACTCCATTAACTCCGCAAGTTCATCCCTTAAACCATCGATCCAATCTTGTCGAAACTCAGATGTTTTGTTTTCTTTTGTTATCACCAACCCGACCCCAGCCGCGGCGGCAGCAATTATTGCGGCAATGACTGAAGCTATCCCAGCGTCCATAAACTTCCCTCTGTCTTGTGGTAAATCGGGTCAGAAGCCTCAGCAATGGCAAGCTTAGTACCCGGTCGTGGTGCACACGCTCTATTAAGTATTCACGGAAATATTAAGGCTATTCTCTTAATACCAATCCGGCAACCATGGTTGATTGAGGTTAGCTTTTTAGGCGATGCCACTGGCAGCAAGGTCAACGTGAACCTTGCCCTGCTCTTCTTTCGATTTTGCTGCGATGTTATGACCTGACATATTGAATCCTTATTGCGTCCGCGTGCATATGAGAGCGTTCACACTCAAGACCTTAGCATTCCATGGACCTTGTGCATCTGTGTAATCCATTTCAGTCACTAACAGAGAATAATATCCTCCCCCCATAAACCTTAAATCTATATTCGTCGTAAGGAGATTATCTCCATGCCCTCCCTGCGCCTGAAGTCTATCGGCGCTAATTTCAAGGACTTCAGCGTCAAAATCCCCATTGATTACAACGTGTTTTTTATCAACAACATGAATTTTAACGCCAGTCTGACATTCGAAATTTATGGGTTGCTGTTTATCAAAAGGGGTGTATTCAGCATTAGCCATCAACGGAGAAACCAAAGCTACTGCTGCTATCATCATTTTCATTTTTATCGAGCCTTAAAAAAAGAGCCAAGAAGATATCATGGCTCACATTTAGTCACATTGCTTTATGTCATTACAGCCGATTAACTTGACTTAAGCGTCAATTTGTTTCGACTGGCATAGTTCCGGCAAATTAGCACGTACCAGTGCTTCAGCGAACGGCGGCGGTACTGCGTTACCGCAGCGGGCAACCTGCTTATCCTTCACGTACTTCTTATCGCTGTAGTCCTGAATAATGATATACAACTAAGGAACATACAGCCTCATACCAGGATGTTCGATACCCAGTATCAATTGACCTCAACACATAGCAAGAAGTTATTGCACTCGTTCTCAAAGTAAAACCACCTTGAAAAAGAGATATCATTTTGATATCATGCCTTGAGAAACCTCTAGAGGTAAGGATTCATTATGCCCTTAAGCACAGATGTTGATCGTGTGTTAACGTTCACTGAAAGACTTGAACAAATTTTAATGGAAATGGTCGAAAAACATGACCATTTCTTTGACTTCCTTCGAGTACGGGGTGGACAAAATCTTCCCCAAACTGTTTCAGTAAAAAATGAAAAATTCAAAATTAGCATCCCATTGATTATGCTAATTTTGTTAATCACACGCTTAATAGTCTTCAAACTTGCGATTATGTATAAGCTCATAAGATCCAAAATGCTTGAAGTGAAAGCACTGTCTAAAGTAGGCCAAAACACGCATATCTATCTTTTTGATTTAGATACAGTTCGGAAATTGAACATTAAGGAGACCTTATGTCACGCATGAAAAAGCCTGACAGCTTTCTCCTTAGATTCAAAGAAGAAGATGGTATCAACGGTATCAGTTCTGAATCCTTTGAAAAACTAATGAAAGCTACTGGCATGAGTAAAACAGACCTCATGCATTTTGCACTCGTAAACTTAGTGGAAAAATACATCCCGGCTTATGAGCAAGATGATGGGCCCTTGACCGAAGCTCAATTCCGGACACTACATGAAAGATCGAAAACTAACCAAACGCCGGATGAGAGTTTCGAAATGCTATTGTAGGTATAAAAATGCATTCGAAAATAGAACCATTGCCAAAGACCGGCGATATTGTTTGGCTACAACCATCTGAAGAATGGGGAGTTGATACTCCCAAAAGGAGACCAGGTGTGGTATTAGGTGTATCGAAACTAAGGCATGAAATCATAGTTGCATTCGGTACGAGCCAAAAAAAACACAAACTCTACCCATCAGAGTTTCTTATTCAAAAAGCTGATGGCGATGATGTTTTTGGTCTATCTGGGTTAAGCTACGATACTAAATTTGACTTAGCCAGAACATCTATCCTGCCTTTTACTACAGAGTTTTTCTCTAAGGCACCAAGAAAAAATAATGTCCCTTATCCAAAGCTTGGTAGTGTTCATATAACGTACTACAAAGCGATGTGCAAGGCGAAAAACAATAGTAAGTGACTTCTGAAGTGCTGTAGTATCCACTACAGCACAATTTTCTAAGCAATCAATAAACTTACTATTTCAAATCATTCCCCCTGCCCCAATAGGATCTGATCGCGTTCGTCATCGGTTACTGGTGCTGACTCAGTTAAGTTAATTTTCATACCGAACCGCTTTTAACAAAGATAATCCAGTGAGTTTTGTCGTTCTTTCCGGTACGCTGACCAATTGCAGGTTTCACATCTGTAAGTGCCAAAATCTGGCTAACAGGGATCTGCGTCTCGTTCCATTTGAATATGAGAACGCCGTGTGGCCGCAGTACGCGGGATACTTACAAGAACGCCACGTTTTTTTGTTCAGTCGCCCGTATTTTTTACCCATCCAGGCAGACTGGCCAACGCGCTCGAGGTGCGGCGGGTCAAACACCACAACCGGAAAAGAAGAATCAGCGAACGGCAGTGAACGAAAATCGGCAATCAGGTCGGGACTGATAACCAGGCGGCGACCGTCGCACAGTTCGTGCTCTTCGGCGCGGATATCAGTGAACACGGCGCGGGTGTCCTGCTTGTTGAACCAGAACATGCGGGAGCCGCAGCACATATCAAGAATCGTCGTGCTGTCGGTCATACTGATGTTCTCCCGTAAAACGCCAGAACCCGCTGCATCGCCGGACTTGTGCGGCATACTGATGCGACCACGTTTTTTCTCATGCTCGATTTGAGCTGCTTGATGTTCAGATCCCCGCCGGGCTGAAGCATGTAGACCGGGTGATGCGGATCGCCAGTGCGGATAACTACCGCTCTGCGTACCAGGTGAAGCAGCAGGTTGTGTGCCTTCTTGCAGTCGCATCCCAGAAGGTTCTGAACCTGACGCGGCGTTACGGTCTGGTTAGCCTGAAGAAAATCAACGATTGCCCACAGTGATTTGCTTGCCATAGTGATTTGCCCTCGAAGTTATTTAACGATCCGGAAATGACTAACGTTCTTGCGATAGCTGCCCCGGTCAAAGTTCACCCACATTCCGCCATCCATCTGGAGACGGTCGATAACCCGCGTGCCCAACGCTCCGAGAAGTTCTTCGTGGTTGAGGTTCGTCAGGATCCCTACCGGACGCATCGACGACAAGCGACGGTCGATAATCTGATTCAGAATGACTTTCTCGCCATTGCTACCACGCTGGATACCGACTTCATCCAGCACCAGCAGATCGACTTTGCAGAGGTCACCCAGCAATGCGGCCTCTGACTGACCACCGTCGTAGCATTCGCGAACGCGCAGCATCAGGTCTGGGATAGTGACGACCAGCACGCTATGTCCTCCAGAAAGCAGATGATTTCCGATTGCCGCGGCGAGATGGTTTTTCCCTGTGCCAGGACTACCGCTGAACACGAAACTTGCGAACCCAGCGCCGAAATTTTGTGCGTAGCTCTTTGCCATCGTGAAGGCTTGCTGGATTGAGGGGATCCACTTCAAGCGGCATTCTCCTACCGGTATTCAGACCACACGCGGAATAACCTGGTACAACTACCCCAAGATCAACCAGATGATACAGGAAGCATAAAATGGCAGACTTACCATCGGGTGTGGAGCTTCGCGGTCAAAGCATTCGCATCTGGTTCATGTATAAAGGTAAGCGTTGCCGGGAACTTCTTAAAGGGTGGTTACCCACCCTTGCCAATATAAAGAAAGCAGGCCAGTTAAGAATGGTCATCGTCAGTGAAATCTCACTTGGGGAATTTAATTACCGCTCCCGCTTCCCTGATTCAACAAAGGCAGACGAAACAACCGGTACCGTTCAGCTACGTTTTTTCGGCGAACTCGTCGATACCTGGCTGGCTAACCGTAAAATCGAACTTTGCGCCAACACACTTCGCAAAACGGCATCACAGCTGAGAACTATCGTAGTTATTGTCGGCGCTGACACCCTCATCCTGGAGATTACGTATAATGATACTCTGCGCTATCGAACAGAGCTGCTCGAGGGAGAGACAATGTATGCCCTGCATCTTCGATCTAACAAAATTGGCCGCAGCGTCAGGACGGTAGACAATTACATTTCTCTGCTCTGCTCCATTCTTCGATTTGCTCATCGCTCTGGGTTTACCACCGAAAAGGCTTACACGGGAATAAAGAAGCTGCAGAAAAGCAACCCCAAACCCGACCCACTATCCCGCGCAGAATTTGATCTGCTCATGAAGGCAAACCATGGTCAGAAGCGAAATCTATGGCAATTCGCTATCTATTCCGGGCTGAGGCATGGCGAGCTTGCTGCGCTCGCCTGGGAAGATATCGATCTGGCTGGCGGTACCGTAAATGTAAAAAGGAACCTTAATACCCTGGGAATGTTTGGCCCACCCAAAACGGATGCGGGGTTCAGGACTGTAACACTGCTTCAACCAGCAATTAGCGCGCTATTAGCCCAGCGCGAACTGACTGGTCGTTTCCCGAAAACGGAGATTACTTTCCATCATCGTGAATACGGACTGACCGAAAAGCAGCGTGTCCATTTTGTTTTCATGCCTCGGGTAAGAAACGGAGTCCAGAAAGCACACTACTCACTGGGCAGTATTGCAGCTCGCTGGGACTCTGCTGTAAAACGTGCTGGCATTCGTCGCCGCAATCCGTACCATACACGGCACACTTTCGCATGTTGGTTATTATCAGCAGGCGCTAACCCGTCTTTTATTGCCAATCAGATGGGGCACGAAAATGCGCAGATGGTGTATGAAATCTATGCTACATGGATAGAAGAAATGAACAGCGAGCAGGTGGCAATGCTGAACACGAAACTGGCGCTTTAA